AAGTCTTCGACCTTTGGGGCCTTGCCCTTGGGGCAGTACGGGGAGAGCGCGGCAGCGGTGAGCAATGCGGTCTGCTTCCACGGGTCTGGCAGGGCCTCGAAGTGTCGGGTGTATGCGATCCACTCGGACAGTTCACGGCTGTCCATGCGGGTGCAGAGCTCTGCGACCGTCATCTTGAGATGCCCCGCGAGCGCGAAGAGCATCCGCCGCGACGGCCGCAGGTTCAGTTTTTTGCCAGTTCCTCCACGTCGTCGTTGGTGATGGCGTTGTGCGCCATCGCTTTCGACCAGAGCATCGAGCAGGTGCGGGCGTTCTTGGTGGCGAGCAGGCTGACTTCTTCGTCGCTGAAAAGCCGCTTGCCAGCCTCGTCGCAGAGGCAACGGGCCAGGAACTTGGCGCGGAAGTTGTCGATGCCGGTTTCCCGCTTCCCGATCCACTCCCGCTCGTAGGCGTCACGCTCGCCGACCGTCATCACGCGGATGTAGACGTCGCCGCCCCAGTCCGGGACGGTGACTTTGAGGAGGCCGAGGTCGTTTGCCGCGATGATCTGATCCTTCGTGAGAGCCGCCATGCTTCATGCCGGGACTGAGCCCGCTCCTGTCGTGTCCATGACCTTGAATGAGACCGTGTACCTCGTGGCGTCGTTGACGACTCCCTCGATGCGGTACGTCTGGTAGATGCAGTCCGCGCTCCAAGAGATGCCACCACCTTGGATGTCGAGGACCAATCTCTTGCCGTACTGCGCCGAGGAGATGTTTGCCGTGCCGAGGCACGACACCTCTATAGTCCCGAGGTCAAGTGTCCACGGCGTCAGGCGGCCGACCGGCAGCGAGCCGGGGCCTTCGACGCGGATCTCGCGGACTTCTTGGAACGGGACGCTGTTCCAAGTCACAGTGACGCCAGCACAGGCGATCGCCACGGCGCCCTCCCGCCGACTATCGGGCGATCTTGAAGGACGCCTTGCCGCGGATGATGTCGTTCACCGCGAGCGTGACGCTCGAGTTGGTCACGGTGGCCATGCCCGTGACGATCGTTGCGCCACCCGACACGACCGTGAGGGTGCCGGTGCTGCCGTCCGCGATGACGGCGGAGCCTTGGTAGTCGATGTCGACGACGCGGCCCGTGGTGCCGCCGTTCTGCACCGAGCCCTTGAGCGGCCGGTCCATCGTCAGCACCGACTGCCCGGCGGTCTGGCCGAGGTGGCTGATGTCGATGGGCTGGACGTTGTTGTTCTGTTCGCCCAGCGTGTAGACGATGTTGGTCACCGTGTAGCCGACGCTGGCGAAATTGAACGTCGTGCCGGACGAATCGTGCGGGGTTGCGGGCATGCTAGGACTCCTGCCAGAGAGCGTTGTAGGTTTGGGTGACCGAGTAGCTGGGAGGCGCTTCGTTGCCTTGGAGAAGAGCGAAGCCGTCCGATTCGCTTTCGAGCGACACGTTCTTCACTTCTGTATTTTCAAGAGTCCCGCCCCACCCATCCAGAGCTTGACGGCAGAGGTCGGCGATGGTTCGCGCCTCTTCGTAGGTGACCGCGAAAATGTCCATGTCGAGGGTGGTGGTGGCCACGCCCATCGGGCCGCTGAGGGTCTGCTCGCGGCTGACACCGGTGCGGCGGTAGGTGATGTAGGGCAGGGCGGCGCTGATCGGGGCCAGCACGGGGAAGATTCGCGTGCCGATGACGGCGGCGACGGCCGTGTCTTGGATGAGCACGGATCGCATGGCGGCTTCTGGGGACTTCATGGGAGCCTCGTCACTTGGTCGGGCTGATGTAGCCCTGCTTGCGGTACTCGATCTCCTTGATCGCGTTCTCCAGGCCGGTGGAGAGCTTGTCCGCGAGGATCTGGCCCATCTGCGGCCAGGTGTCGTTGTAGGCGTTCTTGATCGGCGCCTGGGCGCGGGTCGGCCGGATGACGACGGGCTTGTTCTTCTTCATGAAGAACGCTTTTGGGTAGGCGGGGCGGGTCGTGAACGTGCCGTTGCTCCCGCTGGCGAGGATGCGGAACGGCCCGAGAGACCTGAACGAACTGGCGATGAAGCCGCCGTAGGGCGACTGCTTGGAGATGACCCGCTGGTTGGTGCCGAACTCGAGGAGGCCCTGGTGGAAGGCCCGGTCCTTGCCGGCCCGCACCTTGCCGCCCTGCGCGGAAACGGACGGCGACTTTCCGGCACGGACGTACCCGGCCAGGGCGACGGCGTTCCCGTCCTGGGGATAGGTGACGACCTTGCTGGCGATGGCCCGCTGGAGGTTCCCGGTCGGGCCGCGCGGCGTCAGTTGCTTGAGCCGGGCGACGGCCGGCTTGATGGCCTCTCGGACGGCCGCGCCGGTGTACTTGGCCTGCAGGGCCTCGGGGAGCGTCTTGATGCCGGCCCGGGCGATGTCGAGGTCGGCGAAGTTGGCCTTGATGGCGACGACGGCCATTAGGTGGCCTCCTGGCAGATGGCGACGTGCTCGGTGCGGTGGTCGTACTCGAGCAGGCTGACGATCTCCAGCACCCGCTCCCGCCAGACCAGCCGGCTGGCGTGGGTGAGGCTGGCGTTGTGCCGCAGCCGCACGCGGTGCGTGATGCTGGTGTCCTGTTTCCCGGCGAGCAGGGCCTCGCGGGAGGACACGCCTTCGACGCTGGCCCACACCGTGGCGACGTCCGACCATGTGAACACCGCTTCGCCGAGCGAGTTGATGGTCTCGCTCGACGCTTGGATCGTGACTCGCTCGGTGAGGTCCCCGCTGCGGATCATCGGTAGGCGCCCCACTTGATGCTGTCGAGCAGGGCCTTGGCTCCGAGCGGGACCTCCTGCATGCTCATCGACTCGACCGCCGACCGCTGGCGGTAGAGGTGGTCGACGATCATGAGGATTGCTGCCTTGAGCCGCGGCTCTGGGCTCGACGGACCCGCCCACCAACGGACGGTTATGGAGCTGTAGTCGGCACGGTACGACGGCCAGGTGCCGCCGTAGGGCGGCCGGATGGTGCCGGGGATGGCTTCGCGGTCCACGCGGTACTCGGAGGGCGGCAGCGTGGCCTGTGCGCCGGTGTCGTTGAGGCTATAGGTGACCTCGACGGCCGTGGCGGTCCCGGAGGCGAACATTGGCGGGCGGGGGAGGCGGATCTCCGCGGGGAACGTGTCGAGCTTCATGACGTACTGGGAAGGCCCCACGAAGGTCATGTCGCAGTAGCTCTCGGCGTAGGCACGAACCGTGGAGATGAGCGCCGTGAGGTAGGCGTCGTCGGCCGTCGAGTCGACGCGGCAATGGTGCTTGGCCTCGGCCAGCGTGACCGGCTCGGTGGCGGGCGTCGTCTGTCGAGTGAGGCTGCGGTAGTTCATGCCGTGGGGTCCTGCGGGATGCGCCATGAGTTTTTCGGCTTGCCGTTGGCGTGGAAGTCCGGGACGTACTGAAAGACTGGCGATTCGAGTTTGGCTCCGGGCCAGACCGCCACCCACTCGCCGTGGCCGATGGTGATGCGCGGCGATACGAAGACGCGGTTGCCGGCCTTCCGAAATTGCTTCCAAAAGTGGATGTCGGCGTCGGTTCTTCCGTCCCCGTACTCGCCTTTCTCGTTGGGTGTGTCGAGGAACCACGGCTTTGGCGTGCGGGCGAGCGCGGCGGTCGAGATGACCGTGCAGCCGAAGTGTGCGGTGTCCACTTCCTGCACGGGCTGGCCGAGCCATCGGCCGTCGACGGAGATGGAGTCGCCCTCACGGACGGCGCCGAGCGTGTCCTTGAGGGTCAGCATCGGCCTGCCGTCGTCACGCTTGACCTGGAAGCCGGTGATGGCGTCGCACTGGAAGGTCATGGCGAGGGCGAAGAGCTCCTCGATGTCACGCTGGGTGATGAATGAATCGAAGTCGAGCGTGAGGATGTACTCGCACTTATCGACCCACTCTTCCATCGTGCGCTGGAGCACTTGTCCCCAGAGTGCCCCCTGCCCGAGCGTCGGGCGGATGCCGAGCGGCATGAGGGCTTCGACCCAGCCGAAGAAGTTGGAGAGCGGGCCGAATCGCGGCCCCGAGAGGATGGCCTCGACGCGAACCTCGGCGGTCGTGTCACCGATCTTGACGAGCATGGCTTCCTCCGTGAACAGCGGAACGGGCGGCGGGCTTCCTTGCCCACCGCCCGTCCTTGGGCGCTGTCACTGTGCCGGACGTGTCAAGCCTCAGTCGGCGGCCCGGAGGGCGACCAGCGGGCCGGCGACCGTCCCGGAGCCGAGGTCGTGCACCACGATCGCGTTGCGGACAGTGGCGAACGTGGCCGTCTGATCGAACTCGATGTACCGCTCGCTGGCGGTCTTGATCGAGACCGTGCGACGGTCGCCGTAGGTCGCGGCCTGCGAGAGATCCCCGAAGAGGGCCAGAACCTCGCCGGCCGTGCCGGTCAGGTCGCTCACCATGGGGTGAGCGAGGACCACCGGGAAGCCGAGGAACTGCTGGTCGAAGCCGCCGGCGATGTCGGCCCGCGTGTTGCCATTGCTCTGCATCGCGAGCCGCAGCATCGAGGAGCCGTAGCCGGCGGGCGAGATGTACCACTTGGCCTGGCGACGGGCGTAGAGCGGCAGCCGGCTCACGACGTTCGTGAAGTCGGAGAGCTCGAGCGAGTCGAAGGTCTCGTTGCCCGCCGCCGCATCGACCACCGACTTCGTGTGGCCGCCGTTGACGATCTTCGTGCAGACGCCGGTGACCGAGTGGTAGTTCGCGGATCCGTCCCCGATGAAGCCGGCGTTGTCGACGGCTTCGGCCAGGCACTGAGCCGTCTCGACGGCGATGAGGTCGGCCAGGTTGATGACCGAATCCTCGAGCAGCGAGTTGGGGATGCGGTTCGCCACGCCCCAAATCTTCGCGTTGAGCTGCACGTTGTCGAAGGTGACGTCCGACGCCGTGATCTCGATATTCTCGCCGACCGGTCGAGCCGCCAGGCCGCCGGTCCGGCGGGCGATGAGGAGCGTATCGCTCGACATCGGAACCTTGCGGACGTTGGCGACGAACGCCCCGAACTCTTCGACCAGCCGGATGATCTCGGTGCTGAGTTCATTACTGACGAGATACCCGCCGAGCGAGTCGGTGCTGCCCGCCTGAGCGCGGGTCTGGACGCCGTGGTCGACGCACCACCGGCGGGCTTCGGCGTCGCCGAAGACGTAGCCGCGGAGGTGCATGCCCGAGCGGTAGGCCCGCTCGTCGGCGTTGGGGCCGCGGAACGCCTTGAGGACGCCGGTGGACTTGGGGACGGCGTAGTGACGGGTTTCCACGGCGGGCTCCTCTTTGGTGGCGGGGGCGACGGTCTTGGCGGGGGCTGGCGCGGCCCGCTCGAGGACGGCCCGCAGTTCCTTCTCCTTCTCGGCGGCACGCTCGTAGAAGGCGATCTTGGACTTGAGCTTCTCGGCCCGCTCGATGAGCTGCTCGAGCCGCTCGGAGTTCTGCATCGCCTCGTCGGCCGCGGCGCCGTCCTCGGCCGGAGCATCGGTCGCGCCGTCTTCGAGGGCGCCCATCTCGGCGAGGACCTTGGCGAGCTCGTCGAGCAGAACCTTGACTTGCGATGCAGCCACGAGATGGGCTCCTTGTGCGTGAGGACCAGCGGCATCTGCCGCCCGTTCCTGAAACCTACGCACAAGGTGGCGCGGCCATCCATAGTTGGATGGATGTTCTTTACTATCTAGTAAAGCACCGCCGCCGGATCTCCGAGGCGGGGATGACGGACTTGTCCGTCGCGCCGCACCGCGGGCAGCGCAGGTATCGCACCTGGCTGTCGCCGCGGCTCTGGCTGGAAACGACACCGAGGACGCCGCGCCTGCACGCGGCACAGGTGTCACCCGATTTTGCGGCCATGCTGTTGGAGGAACTTTCGGATGTCGGCCATGTGCCGACGAGCGACGATGAGGCGGCTGGTCGTCGACTGGCGGCCGGCGACGTGCTGCTCGTAACTGCGGCGGGCCACGCCGACGTCTGCGTCGGGGTACGCGGGGAACGTGACCGGCCCGACATCCAGCAGGCGATCGATCCGCTTCACGATTCTGGTGGAGCGGCCTTCTTCGACCGTCCACTCTTCCCCGCCTTTTGCGATGGTGAACGCGAAGCTTGAGCCACGGATGTCGCCTCTCCTGATGCTCTCGACGACGCCCTGCTGCGAGACTGGGGGCAGGACTTCGTAGCGGAGGCCGCGCTCGTCGACGAAGAGCTTGAGCGTGGTCGGGTAGCGGCCGAGGACCACGTTGGGGTCGTGGTTGAACAGGGCGCGGGTCTCGAGCGGGACGCGGCGGCCACGCCGCTCGGACACCAGGCCGAAGGCGGTCGGGTCGATCCGCTCCACGAAGTCTCCGAGGTCGAGGCTGCGGACGCCGAACCGTGCCGCGTAGCCGACGATCCAATCGCGTTCGGTCTCGTCGCCGTTCTCGTCGCACTCGCAGCGGCGTTCGACGGTGAGGAGGTCGGTGGCCGTCTCCGCTTCGTCGATGACAAGAGAGCGTCGCTCGATCTGCATGGCGTGACTCCTTTCGCCGTTGTCTGCTGCTTCCATCTGCCGGGCCAGTTTCTTGGCCCACGACCAACCGGGATCTCCGCCCCACAAGGCCCAGGCGATTCTCCCGGCGGATGGGAAGCCGTCTTCGCCGGGGGACCAGCCTTGCCCCTGCTTGTCGACTTCGTGGCGGTCGAAATAGGCCTTCATCCGCTTGGCAGTTGATGGGCTGATCTGCGTGCCGTTGCCGAGGTCGCGGGCGCGGGCCACGCCCACGGCGGTGCCGCCGCGGTTGAACTCCTTGCGCCAGGCCAGACCGCGATCCGCTTCCTTGCGGACGCCGGCCGGCGGCGTGAAGTCGATGTGATCGTATTTCCCTGCCATGGCTTCCGTGCCTTGGGGTCTTTGTCGATGGTAGCGGCCAGAGGCCGATGCTTTGCGTCGGTGTCAGCCGTCCTTGGGGGTCGGCGGCGGCTGCGTTGAGCCGGGCGACGCCTCTTTATCCACTTCGAGGGCGCGGCGGTAGGCTTCGTCGGGGTCGACGCCTGCCAGCAGCAGGCGGGCGAGCTCGCGCATGCCGAGGGAGTTCTTGAGGTCGCGCTTCCATTCGGCGAGGCCGTCTTCGCCAAACTTCACGACGCGCATGCCTGCCGCCATCTCGGCGTCTTGCTTGTCTTGTTCTTCGGGGGTCATGGATGCCATCCGAGGTGCTCGAGTTCGACGTAGATGCGCGGCTTGCCGTTGATGTATCGCCATTCTTTCGATTTCAGCCGGAATTGCGAGCGGCGAGGTAGCAGGACTTCTGCCTCGCTCTTGTGGCCGCTGATTTTCTGGACGTTGAGCCCGTAGCGCGTCGTGACTCGCATGAAGATTCCAGGCTGCTCTTTGGTGCCAGCGGACCACGACTCACCCATTTCGCGCTTCGTGGAGCAGGAGAAGAAGCCGGTGTCCTGCCAGACCTGGCCCACGGCGAGCTTGTCGATCTGCGTGGCGACGCTGTGGCCGACGCCGCGGTAGAGGGTGATCGGCTTGTCGTGCGCGGCGATGCGCGTGACGGCATCGAGGGCGGCCACCTTGAGGGCCGTCGCCTGGTTCATCTTGCTGAGTTCCATGATGCTGCCGCCCGTGTTCGACTCGTATTGGCGGAGCGTGCTGTTGATCTCTTGGTAGGCCGATCCCGTGTAGCGCTGGATGGCTTCCTTGGCGATCGGCATGGCCTTGATCGCGGCGTCCTGCACGGCCAGGACGGGCGGATCGGGGAGCTTTTGCTCGTAGTGGTCTGGGGAGTTCTTCGGCAGCATCCCCGGCGGCGGCTTGCCGGGGGTCGCGCTCTCGCCTGCCTTCGTCGGCTCGGGCTGGATGGCCGGAGCCTTCGGGTCGGCGACCGGCTTCGGCGGCTCCTGCGGCGGCGGCGTGGTCTTCGGCGCGGCGGGCGGCGGGTTGACCTTGTTCACCCCGGATACGTTCGAGTTCGAGCCCGGGACCGGCGGGGTGAGCAGGCCAGCCGCCATCGCCTTCTCGCCCGCGTAGATGCCGGGGTCGTTCTTGAGCGCGCCCGGGGAGCCGATGTTGTCGGGGTGGATGGGGTCGATGCTGTACTGCGTGCAGAGGGCATTGAAGCTGTTGGGCGTTCCGGCGGTCTTCTCGCTGATGGCGTTCTTGAGCGTTTGCTGGGCGGCCGACTTGGCGGTCTTGGCGCTGGAGCCTTCGGCCTTGAACTTGGCGACCAGCACGCCGTAGAGCTTGGCGTGGGCGACCGTCATCATGAGGTCCTTGGGGTAGCCCTTCTTCTCCATCCAGGCACCGGCTTTCTTGCCGCTGCCGAGGGTGGCCGCGGCGTCGCCGGCGCCGCCCTTGGCGCAGGTGTTCCCCTCGCCGAAGCCGCCGGATCCCGTGCCGCAGTTGCGGGTCTCGAGCGATCGCTTGCTCTTCTTGGGATCGACCTGATCGGCGACCACCATGTAGACGCCTTCTTTGCTTTGCGTCACTGACACGACCTTGAAACTGGCTCGCCGAGTGATGTATTCCGGCTGGCTGGCTCCCTCGGAGATGTCGCGGGCGTCGACGAGCCGCGTGCGGATGATGATGCCAGTGCCGCCCGTGCCGGTTTCGTTGGGGTCCGCGTATTGCATGGCGGTCCCCTTGCTGCCGAAGGATGAGACGCCTTTGATGTTGAAGGACTCTTGCTTGATGAACGCGTCGGCGGCGTTGTTGTCGAGGATCATGCCGCGGTAGGCGAGGCCGTCGTATCGCGGCATCTTGGCGAGGGCCGATAGCAGCGCGGGGCTGGCCTTGCCTTGCTCGTCGAGTTCACGGTGCGGGGTGGCGTCGTTGGTCCAGTCCCCGATCGCGTTTTCTTCTTCGCGGGTCAGGGGGCCGGAAGCGGAAGGCCACCGGTCGCCGTCGTCGGTGCTGCCGTCGCCGCCGGCGCACTTGTTGCCCGGCTTGAAGCCGCCGGCGCCGCTTCCGCAGTCGCGGGCCTCGGAGCGGGCGTCGCCGTTCTTCTTGGCCCAGGCCGCCATGTAGTCGAGCCGCGCCTTCATCGTGTCGCGGTGCTTGGCCGGGGTGGCGGCGAGGATGGCCTTGCGCCGCTTCTCAAGGCCGCCGATCTGCTTGGCGACGTCGGCATCCGAGAGCTTGCCGAAGATCGGCTTGCCTTGGTCGCTCGTCCGCATGGAGGTGATCTCGCCGACTTCCGGGCCGAACGCCTTGGGCTTGCCCTGCGCGCGGAAGTCGAGGGAGCCGCCATTGTCGATCCGCATGGGCGGGCGGCCGTCTGACGGGACGACGATGTTGTCGCGGGCCAGGCCGATGACGTCCCAGTTGGCGAGCAGGGCGTCGGCGGCGAAGTTTTCGCGGAGCGAGGCCGCGGCCTTCTCGAAGTCGCTGCCGCGGAGCTTGTCGAGGGTCGGGCCGGGGACGTACTCGGTGACCTGCACCGGCTTACTGCCGGACTCGTCGAGGCGATGAGCCGGAACCGGGGCGCCGGCCGCGCGGTAGATGTCGTTGGCGGCCGACTCGCTGCGGACGTGCTCGGAGGAGTTGCCGCTCTTGATGACGAACTGGTTGCCGTTCTTGTCCTCGGCCAGCATCGCCCCGGTGGAGCCGCCGAGCCGCTTGGTGACCTTGAGCTCGCTGGCCGGCGGGATGTCGCCCTGTTTCTTGCCGCCGGGGGCATCGCCGCCGTCGCCGTCGCCGCCGGCCGCGCACTTGTTGCCGGGCTTGAAGCCGCCCGCCCCGCTGCCGCAGTCGCGGTAGGCGGCGAGCATGTCGCGGCGCTTGACCCGCTGCCGCTTCTTGAGGGCGTCGAGGATGTGCTGCGGCTTCTGCCAGCCGGGAGGAGCGAGCGAGGCTTCGGAGCCGACGAACTTGTCGAGGTTGGCGGTCATGCGTTCTTGTAGTCCTCGTCTTCGTCCACGTAGAGGAACCACTTGGTGCGAGTCTTCACGGCCCGCGTGATCCGCATCTTCGACGGCGGGCGGATGACTTCGCTCTCGTCCAGGCTGTCGCGGTGGTTGACGTAGCCGACCCGCGGCGCGCGGGAGACGAGCACGACGCCCTTGTTGAACTCGCTGCCGCCGCTGAAACTGCCGGCCGTGCGGCGGGAGGTGGTCCAGCTGTTGACGCCGCTGTGCGACACGTAGCCGTCCTTGAGCAGGGCGTCGACGGCGTCGTCGTTGAGCTTGAGCCCGCGGTAGAGCTGCATGCAGCAGCCGAGCGTCGAGGCGGCCGTGCCGGCTTCGAGGACCTTGGTCATTTCGCGGATGGCGTCATCGCGGGCCGATTCCCGCATCTGGGCGTATTCCTCTTCGATCTCTTGGGTGCGCTCGGCGAGCCACTCTTGCTTGACGGTGTCCTGCTGCTCCGCATCCATCGCGTCGTATTCGTCGCCGAAGTGGCTGGTCTTGTCGAGGTTGTCCCACTCGCTTTCGAGCTCGTCGACTTTCTCGTTGATGAGCTGCCGCTCGGTCTCGGAGTCGAAGGTGCCGTACTCCGTGCCGTAGGAGTCGATGACGTCGCCGTCGGTGCCGCCGCCGCTGACGGACTCGGTGAAGTAGGCGTAGCCGTCGCCGGTGTAGGCGAGCAGCGAGCCTTCGTCGTCGGAGAGGTCGGCGTGGTCCTGCAGTTCCTTGGCGTCGCTGAAGTCGGTGACGAGCCCGCGGTCCTTGCCGTCGCCCTCGACTTCGTCGAGGTAGGTCTGGGCGTCGATGACGCTCCGGTCGGTGACGACGATCTCGCCGCCGCCGCTCTGGACGGTCTTGGACTGCCCCTCTTCGTCGTCGCGGGCCGTGCCGGGGGAGGTCGGATCTGGCTCGCTGTCGTCGCCGTCGTCCCCGGCGCACTTGTTGCCGGGCTTGAAGCCGCCGGCGCCAGTGCCGCAGTCGCGGGATTCGGCGCGGGCGGCGGGTGGCGATTGGGGAGCCTGGGGCTCGCCAGGAGGGCCGCCCGGGCCGGGGCCTGGGTCATTTGTCGGGCCTTCCGGTGCGGCCCCAGGGGGCTCGCCAGGGGCTCCCTGTTGGGGCTGGGCGGGGGTGACGCCTGCCACGATGGCGGTGGCGGTGGTGCGGGGCATGGCCGGGAAGACGCTGCCGATGATCGACACGGCGGCGTCCGGAGCCACCGTTCCGGCGCCGACCTGTTCGAGGATGGCCAGCAGGCCGCCGACGTCGGCCGTGGGCTGGGCGGGCTGCTCGGCCGCGGGCTGCTCGGCGGCCTGCGGGTCGGGCTGCGGCTTGGACGCGTTGGTGAGCGTCTGCATGTTGAGCTGCACGAACCGCTCGTCGCCACCTTCGACGGGGTTGAGGTTCTCCCAGCCGCGGATCTCGTTCACGCTGGCGACGCCGAGCGAGGCGAGCGTGCTGTAGTAGCTCGCTCGGGCGCTGGCGTCGCCGCGGAGCATGCCCCGCGTGTCGAACTCGGCGAAGATGTTGTCGTCGGTGATGAGGTCGCGAGTGAACGCGGTTTCGAACCGGCGGAGCCAGCCGAGCAGGGTGTGCTGGATGAAGTCCAGGCTTTGCTGTTCGATGTTCGAGAATGACGAGCGCGTAAGGTCGCCCACGAGATGCGGCGGAACGCGGAAGATGCGGCAGATCTCTTCAGTCTGGAACCGGCGGCTTTCGAGGAACTGGCTCTCCTGATTCGAGGCGCCGCCGAGCTCGACGGGCTTGAGGCCGCCGCTGAGGACCGCCGTGCGGTTGGCCCGGTCGCTGCCGCGGTGCATCCGCTCCCAGTTGTCGCGGAGGGCGACGGCCGCCTGCTGGTCGAGCTCGTTGTCCGTGGTGAGGACGAAGCCGGGGCGGGCGCCGTTCGCGAAGAAGCTCGACCCGTGGATCTCGCAGGCGCGGGCCAGGGCGATGGCGTCGCGGGCCAGTTCGATCGGGACCATGCCCAGAACGCCGTCGTTGCTCAGCCACCGCAGGTGCATGATCTGGTCTTGCGTGTAGACCGTCTGCGACCCGTTCGGCTCGCGGTAGGTGTAGCGGAGCCGGCCGTTTTCCAGCCGCTCGCAGGCCATCCGCGAGGGGTGCAGGGGGATGAGGGCCGACACCGCGCCGCGCTTCCCGGCCCGGATTTCGTTGTAGGCGTTGCCGTGCAGGCCGAGGTGCAGCATCTGCTGCTCCCGCCACTCGAAGCTCGTCTGCCAATCGTTCGGGGCGACGTGGAGGACGTGGTAGAGCGGATGCTCGCGGGCGATCTCCTTGCCGCCGTCCGGCCGCCGGCGGTAGAGGTGGAGCGGGAGCCCGGCGACGCCCTCGGCCAGGACGCGGAGGCAGCCGAGGACCACGGTGCAGCGGAGGGCGGTGTCGGCGTTGACCCTGACCCCGGCCGCCGTGCGGCCCGAGAGGTCGTCATCCCAGGATCGGGTCTCGACGTCGCCGGGGAGCCAGAGGATGCGGTTGGGGGCGATCATAGGATCAGGATGTCCGGCTTCGGCGCGGTCTCGACGGGCTGGTGCGAGGTCAGGCCGCCGAGGGCCATGACGAGCGACACGATGCCGTCGATTCGCTTGGGTGATCCTGGCTTCGGCTTGATGGGGCGAATGTTTCCGTTGCTGTCCGTCTTGATCGAAACGTTGGAGGCCATCCATCCGAGAACGAGATTGCCCGCGTGCCTGAGCTTCTTGCTGGCGAGCAAGTTCTCAAGCATTTTCGAGGGTGGGCTCATGCTGCCGATGCCCTGAGAAAACCCTACCACTTCATGCCCGGCCCCTTGAAGTTGCAGGGCGAGCTGGGTCGCGTTCCATCTGTCGATGCAAATCTTGCGGACGTTGTAGGTCTCGGCGAAGGCGGTGATGTCCCGGAAAATGACGTCGTAGTCGGTGACGTTCCCGTCCGTGAACTTGAGGCCGTTGGCCGGGTTTTCCGCCCACTTCGTGTAGGGGACGCCGTCGCGCCGCTCGCGCTCGAGGGCGTTGTCGCCGGGGATCCAGAACTGACAGAGGACGTCGAAGGTGCCGTCTTCCGCGGGGAACACGGCGACCATCGCCGAGGTGTCGAACGTGGTGGCGAGGTCGAGTCCCACGACGCACTCCCGGCCCTTGAGCGGCCCGGGCGGCGGCAGGGCGCAGGCCTGCCAGGCGTCCATCTTCAGCCAGGCCGTATCCTGGGCGGTCCAAGAGTTGAGCCGGTATCGCTTGAAGGCGTTTTCCTTGCTGACCGAGAGCGTCGACTCCTTGAAGTCGGCTTCGAAGTCCTTGGGGTCGATGGTCTCCCGCCACGATGGGTTGGCCCGCGGCCAGAGGGCCGGGTCGGTCCAGTCGGCCGATTCCTCGACCTCGTGGATGCAGGGGAAGAACTGCGGGTCGTAGCGCCAGTCGCGGAGGACGTTCTTGGCGTACATGTACTGCTCGTAGCAGATGCTCGTGCGGTCGTAGCCCGCCGTGGTCGTGGAGCAGAGCAGCGGCTGCGCTCGAGCGGCGCCGCCGAAGCGGAGCGAGTCCCAAAGTCTCCGGTCCCGCTGGCTATGGAGCTCGTCGAACAGGCAGCCGTGGATGTTCAAGCCTTCGGCGCGGAAACTGTCGCCGCTCAGGACCCGCCAGAATGAGGCCGTCTTGCGGTAGGTGATGGTGCGGCGCGAGTCGATGACTTCGAGCACGCGGGCCAGCTGCGGTGAGGCGCGCACCATGTTGCTGGCCTCTCTGGCCACGATGGATGCCTGGTCGCGATCGCTGGCCGCCGAGAAGATCTCGGCGCCGCCCTCGTTGTCGGCCATGAGCAGATAGAGCCCGATGCCGGCGAGGATGGTGCTCTTGCCATTTTTTTTGGCGGTGCTGATGTAGGCGACCCGGTAGCGGCGCATGTCGTTGTCGACTCGCACCCAGCCGAAGAGCTCCTCGAGCATCTCCCGCTGCCAGGCGAGCAGCGTGAACGGCTTGCCGGCGAAACGTCCCTTGGAGTGGCAGAGATAGTTTTCGAAGAAGCGGACGACGTGCGAGCCGCGCCGCTCGTTGTAGTACCACTCAAGCCCCTGCGCTGTCGCGTCGCTCTTCGATAAACGAGCTAAGCGGGTCGTCGTGTCTGTCTGCATGGATCGTCACCTGAGAGCGGCTGCTGGGGGTGAGGCCGAACTCCTGCTCGATGCGGAGCAGGATGGCGGCGAGCTTGGTCATCTGGCTGGCGTAGGGCGACACCTGGATGTGCTTGATCTCGCCCGTCGAATCCTTGAACCGGATGACGTCGAGGCCGGCCTTGACGGCGTCGTAGTTTCGCTTCCACTGTTCCCAGATGGCGCAGTAGCGGGCGAGGGTCTCGGTGTCCGCGAGCGTCAGCACCCGCATGGCGGCGAGGACCGGGACGGTGGTCTGCCACTTCTGGAGCGCCTGGCCCTCGAGCCAGGCCGGCGGCTCGATGTCCGGAGCCGCCAGGTCGGGCGTCGGCTCGCTCGGATTGAGCGTCCCCTTGCTGGGATTGCCGCGGATGTACTTGAGGATCGACGGCTCTGGCGGCGGCCCACGCTTGCCCATGTCAGCCTCCATGCAGGATGGTGGTCTTGATGTGCGAGGCGATGGCCCGCATCAAGAGCGGCGGGACGCTGTTGCCGATCCGCGCCCACTGGTTGATGTGCGTGCCGCTGAGCGTGAAGGCGTCGGGGAAACTGCCGATCCGCTTGGCCTCCGCGATGGAGATGCTCTCGTCGAGGTCGGGGTGGAGGAGCATGCCGCGGCCGCTGGTGACCTTAGTGATGGTGCGGGATGGCTTGTTCCAGGCGAGGCGGTTGAGGTTGAAGTAGTGGTGCAGCGGATGGAACCGGCTGGCGCTGCCGCCGGGCTTGGCCCGTGAGGCGTAGGGCATTGCCTTGACGTTGGGGGTGATGCCGGGCGTGTGCTCCAGGCCGCGCCAGGCGTCCCGCACCGTGTAGGGCTGGCCGAGCGGCGCGGGGTGGCTGGGGGCGATGGGAAGGTCGGCGCGGGTGCCGATGAAGATCATCCGCTCGCGGGCCTGGGGCACGCCGTAGTACATGGCGTTCATGAGCCGGGCGCGGACGTGGTAGCCGGATTCTTTGAGTGTCCGAAGAATCTCGGCGAAGATGAGCCGCATCTTGCCCTTGACCATGCCGCTGACGTTCTCCATGACGAACGCTTTGGGGCGCAGGCCCTCGAGGAGGCGGATGTATTCGCGGAAGAGTTGGTTGCGTGGATCGTCGAGCATCCGCTTGCCC